GACCAGCAAATACTCTTTGTATGCTGATGAAGCATATGAAGCACATATCGCAAATTATGCAACACATGCATATAAGGCGGATCATGCATTTGAGTCTCAAAAAGCACTCAGGGCGAATTCAGCAATAAATGCAGTCTCTGCTAATGTGAGTGGATCTGGAACAACTTCATTCTCACCTGTTCACAGTTCTGCTACCTATCCAGGTGATGGTTCGACACACAACGGTCTCTCGACACAACCTGTGCTCGAAGGGGCGCAACTTATGAATACCGATCCAAAGTTTTACTATGGTGTTGGTCATAATGTGGTTGGCGAAGACAGCAGTGGTATAGTTTGGACAGTGCGAGCACCAGATTCCGACGGTCAACGTCAAGTGCCGCCTGGATATGTCGATTCTTCTGGTAGAGAGGATCTTCCAGAAGGTTCCACCACACAGTTTATCATGCATGAAAGAACCAGAAATGGTATTAAGAAAGTCATGATCGATCCGAATGATAGTCTAAAAGAAAAAATTGGTAAAATATTATACAAGGATTATTTTTCTCATGACCCTAGCATGCCAGAGGTTCGCTCTAAATTAAGAAGTTTTAATCTTTACAGTAATGCTAATTCAGCCCACAGAAGTTGTCTTGAAGAATTGATGAAACAGGGCAGGTTGTCTGTATATTATAAATCTCCCGCTCCAGGAACTATTGTTAATACTGTAAGTAGAGATTCAGAAATAAGAAGATTTGGAAAAACGTCACTGGGAAATCCGAACGAAACTAGAAGCAAGTCATTTAAATTTAATGTTTCGTCTGTTAGTGGCGATCGATATTATGTTCAAGACCCACAATATAGTGTTGATGCGAGGATTAGAAATACATATGAATCTTTCAATTCTGGGACTCATTTATCAAAAACTGTAACTGTCGGAAAGTTTTTTGGCGGGCCAGGAAATGCAAATGCGTTTTCGAAAATTGTAGGAAGAGTAAAAAGAGAAGAAATTTTATATAACCTACAAGAACACGCAAACATCATTGAAATGGTAAATGATAATGCAAATTTTGCAGGTTACACATTAGTTGTCAGTGAAGGCGTTTACATTCCTTCTTCTTCTGCTGAAAAATCCGAAATCGATAATGGATCTGTTAATGGCAATTGGGCTAATTGGAACAAATATAAATCCAAGGGTGAAGCGATCGTTTACCAATTAATTGGGACAGACGGTTTGATTGCTTGGGACAAAACATTTGAATTAGTAACTTGGTTGAGGGAACATATTGTATATGAGGAACTTGCAATAGATTACGATACATTTAATTATGATGCAACAAAAACTGTTCAAATTATAATCCACATTCCGACAAGTAGAAACCGATCTGCATCTAAAATTTTTAACCCATTATATAAATTATCAACTTGGTGGAATGGAAAGAGACAATCTTCTACTAGTCTAATAAAATTCGAAAATCCTTATATTGACTCCGATGATTTAATTGAAGCAACGCCGTCACCAATTAACAGAAGCGATATTATTGTTACACCAGTTGGGTTTAGTAGTGAGTTGAGTTCTGACCCTGCAATAAAGAGTTGGTCTGGTACTTCTTTTAACAAGTCTCATAACAGTACTGGATCTGTTGTTTTAGAATTTTCAACTCCTGTATCTGTCACAATAAGTGGACAAATATCTAGTGAACAAGGTTTTGATAGAGGGTTGGTTTATGTTAATGGTGAATTGACAGACGCCTCTGCTGAAGACAAATTTAGTGGTTCTTTGTCTCAAAATCAGGGAAGTGATTATTACCATCACATATATGAGGCTGAAACATATGAGAATGTTAGTGAATTAAAATTTGAGTATGTAAAAGACGGTAGCGTATCCAGAGGTGATGATGAATTAACTATGGAAGTTACATGGTCATAAGTATAGATTTTCTGTATAAATAATAAGAAAATAACAAAGAGCAATCATGGCAGTTAGTCGTTCACTACCCACAGGCAGTAAAGAGTTTGTCGGTTCCAGCCTTATAAGCAATAGGAACCGACTATACACTGACATAGATTTGTCTCTTGCCGTAAAACCTGGAGTCGATCTTTTGGATAGCGACGGACAGGTGGTGGGTAATTTATCAGGAGATGTTTACAAAAAGGTAGATGCTGCTGCTGTAACGCAAGCACTGAAAACTCTTTTATTGACGAACAAACTTGATAAACCGTATCAACCAAACTTTGGTGCGAATCTTCAAGATTTCTTATTTGATAATATCAGTGAACTTACCAGATCAGACATTGCGGAGATTATCAGGACAACTATCAAACGATATGAACCAAGAGCATTGGTGACAGATATAGAAATTGATCTTGGACCATATAACTCAACAGATTCAGAAATAAATGCAATAACAATCACGGTGGTGTTTGCAATTGGTAATACTGAAGATGAATTCACTTTCACGACCACGTTGAATAGGTTACGATAATGGCAACGACTATTAGATCAACAGAATTAGACTTTTTTGCGATCAAAAATAATCTAAAAAGATTTTTGTTAGAAAAAGAAGAGTTTAATGATTATAACTTCGAAGCATCTGGACTATCCAATATCTTGGATGTCCTAGCATACAACACTCATTATAATGCTCTTATTGCCAATTTTGCGACCAACGAATCATATTTGACCACTGCTCAATTGAGGGAGTCGGTGGTATCACTTGCAAATTCTATTGGTTATATTCCAGGATCTAAAAACTCAGCAGAAGCAACAGTACAAATTAAATTAAAACTTTCTTTGTCCGATGTTGCAAACCAGACTAGACCAAACACACTTTCAATTCCAGCGTTTACTAGATTCAGGACGGAAATTGATCAGGTTACTTTTACATTTCAAAATATCGAAACCTTAATTGCTACAGACAATAATGGTGTATATGATTTTAAACCAGAATCAGATGAGAATGCAAACCCAACCTTATACGAAGGATTGAGGCAAGAAAAGAGTTTTATTGTCGGAACAGATCCAGAACAAACTGTTTATGTAATTCCTGATACAAATATGGATACAGATACTGCGGTTGTTCGTGTGTATGAGTCTCCTTCTTCTTCAGCATTTACAGTCTATGAAGATCTTAAAAAGGCAACAGTTGTTTCCGAGGATAGTCCTCTGTTTATTCTTTCAGAAGCACCAAACGGGTTTTATGAACTTACCTTTGGTGTAGGAACCACTCTCGGTGCAACACCAATTGCAGGTAATAAAATCTCTGTAGAATATCTCAGAACTTCTGGTCCGGAAGGAAATGGTGCTATTAATTTTACTCCTGTTAACGATATCTCATTCGAAAATGTGTTAGGTGCATCAAACCTTACAGTGACAACAGTTAGTCAATCTGCTGGTGGTTCAGAAAAGCAAGGACTTGAATCTATTAGAAGAAACGCACCATTTCAATATGCATCACAAAATAGAATGGTAACGTCAATTGACTATTCTGCACTTATTCTCAAAAATTATTCCAATGTGATCAAAGACATAATTACGTTTGGTGGAGAAGATGCAGTAGAACCAGAATATGGCACAGTCTTTACCTCTATTATTTTTAAAGACGGAATTAGTAACAGAACGAAAAATGCAACAAAGGTAAAAGTTGAAGAACTTTCTAATCAATTAGGACTTGTTTCATTTGACTTGAAATTTTTAAGTCCAGAAGAAACATATGTTTCTACGCAAACAACCTTTGAGTTTAATCCTACACTGACTGGTCTTTCGCAATCTTCAGTTGTTAAGAATGTAAAAACAAGAATGCAAGAATATTTTGAGCAAAACACAGGTAGGTTTGGGCAAGACTTTAGAAGATCAAATCTACTAACTTTGATCGACGACTTAGATCCTTCTATCTTGTCGAGTCAAAGTGAAATTAAAATACAAAAACGAATTTCCCCTGTGTTCGGAACTCCTAGAAATTACACCATTAAATTTCCTGTTCCTATAGAAAATCCAAGTCTTGCTTACAGAACAAACTTGGCGAATAGTCCTATTGTTCAATTTCAATCTGCACCTTCTGTTGATAATCCTTCTGCAACTGTATTTTCAAATTTCTTCATTTATAATGGTAGAGTGGTACAGTTGAGAAATTCTTTAAACAAACAAGAAAGAATTATTGAGAATGGTGTTCCAACAGACAGATTCCAAATAGTTGCTTCGACTAATTTAGAAGTTTATGATATTAATGCAGGCACTGTTATAGTTAGCAGTGTTGGTAGTTATGTACCATCTACAGGAGTTGTTACAATCGTTGGATTAGAAGTTGATTCTATTGTTGGCGCAAGAAGTTTTGTAAAAATATTTGCGAGACCAGCAAACCAATCTTTGATTGACGTAACTCTAAACAATCTAATTGTATATGATGCAGAAGAATCTTCTGCACGTGCACTAATTAATATAGACGAATAATGTCATTAAATAAAACATTAACAGATTTAGGTAGAAGAAATATAGACCTGGACAAATATAGTGTTCGGGAAATTCTACCATCATTTTTTCAATCTGATTATCCTCTTTTAATAAAACTTTTAGAGTATTATTATGAGTCGATTGAAGAAAGTGAAAACGCTTCTAGATTCTTAAATGATCTTTATACAATACGAGACGTGAAACAAGCACCAATCGAACTCTTAAAGTTCCTTGGTGAAGAAGTTCTTTTGGGTGATCCGTACTTTGAGCAATTTGTCGATCAAAGACTTTCTATTCTTATATCAAATACTTTATATCGATCCAAAGGCACAAAATTTGCTATTGAAAATTTCTTTAAGGTATTTTTTAATGTTGATGCAGAAATAGAATATCCCAAAAATGACATCTTTAATATTGGACGTCCACAAAAAGAACAACAAATATATGATACAAGTGATTATCGCACTATTGTAGACAGAAACTTTTTGTATGTTCATGACGGTGAGTTATTAGTAAAGGCAGGGTCGACCACATTAGTTGAAGATGAAGATTATTTTCATGATGCATTTAATAAGCGTATTACTATTTTAGATACATTACAGTCTGGTTTAGAAAATTCAACTACGGTGACTTTGGAGATAACACCAAAAAGATTTAGTTTAATCGGTGTCGACCTTCAAGAGAAAAAACTTATTAATGATAAGTTATATCAATTATTTTCTTTGTTGATTAAATCGCCTTTGCCTAAAAGTTCTTGGACAGATGCATATAAGAAATTTGTGCATCCATCAGGAATGTATTTTCAGGCACAGGTGCAGTGTTTTTCCAACGTAGATTTAAATTTAGGACCAACACCATTCTCGATTCCAGAAACTCCAGAATTACTGGTTGAAGATGAAGCATCTCTCAGTCCGTTTGTTTACACAGACCTGACGGGTATTGTTGGCGACTCTGCTGATCCAGGTGATGCAACAGGATTGTTGAGAATACCGCTTGAACCAATAGTGTTGTCTGATAACATAGATACTTACGCAGACAATATTACTGTCGAAATGCTCAACAGACAGTATCCTGCTATCGTTGATGTTTACAATATCAGACCACCAACAGGCGATGAAGATAGTGCTGGCATTGGATTGAGCAGAGATTCAGATCATTACATCGATGTTTCGAACGCACTTGAACTAATTGACCAAAATTTTTATGATGACTCCGATGGAAGCATCACAATTTAATGTATAAATAGATTAAATCAGCAGGATTGATCACAAATGCCAAGAGAAATCTTAAATAACGGTACTGTAGCAAACGACGGATCGGGCGATTCCCTCCGCGATGCTATTGGCAAGATTAATAATAACTTTAGCGAACTTTACAACAAGATCGGTGGGACAACTACAGGCGAATATTTGTCACCAAATTTGAGGTTTGATAGTGATAACGTTGTTTTTGGTACTACTAATGAAATGTCTTTTGGTATTACCACTTTAACAGCAGATAGAACTATTCAACTTCCAGATTTGTCAGGAACTGTATTGCTCAACCTAGACAATCAAGAGATTAAAAATCCGAAAATATATGGCAACCTTCTTGATTCAAACTTAGACGAATTGTTGTCATTTGATTTTGTAAGTTCTCCTGTCAATAGTGTTTCTATTTCTAATTCAGCAACAGGTTCAGCAGTTAAGATCTCTACGGTTGGTGATGATTCTGATGTAAATTTAAATATCGAAACACAAGGCGCTGGCGAGATCGTGTTGAATGCAGGTTTAGTCTACTCAACTCAGATTGAAACTGCCGCTACTGTTGCTATGACAGTTGATAAACCAATGACGATTTTTAATAGAGCAACTGCTATTGCTGCAACTTTGACGACAAGCGACCTTACTATTGGTCATCATATTAAAGCAATGAATATTAATACGGGAGATGCAGTCATCACCTCTACTTTCCATACAGGAACGACTGTAACAATTCCAGAACACAACTTCGCAGAGTTTATATGGACTGGTGCCGATTGGTTAGTCCATGGTGATGATTCTGTAACAATCGCATAAGAGATAAACTATGAGTGCTACAATTACTGATACACTAAAACTAAACTTTTTACAGTCAGTGTATGAAAAGTTTTTGAACGACAGTGTCGCAATCGGAGACTCCGACCGTTTTTATGTTGGTATTGGTCGTTCAGAAACTTGGCCAAATGACTCTGACATTGTTATTGGTATCAATGCTTCTCCTCAGAAAGAAAGAGATTTTAGACTCTCTATGCAATCAGTAAAGTTAGTTACTGACGTTTCGTTCACTATTCCTCGTGTAAACTGGTCAAGAGGATCGATCTATTCTTCCTATGACGATAAAAGATATGCAGGGCAAACATTAAATGCTGTTTTGGGTGAATATCCTTTTTATGTGCTCACCGACGAGAATAACGTATTTGTTTGTTTGAAACAGGGTAAAAATGCACAAGGTATTGCAGTTCCATCTACGTTGAGACCAGAAACTGTTACGGGTGAACCATTCGAACTTGACGATGGTTACGTTTGGAAGTATTTGTATAACATCGGTTCTTTCGAGGCAAATCGTTATCTTTCTTCTAATTTTATGCCTGTACAAAATGTAGACTCAGATACTGCAGTTACTCCTTCAGAAGTAGATCAAGTAATAGTCAAGAAAAGATCAATCCCTGGTCAGATAATGGGAATAGCAATAGACAGCGGTGGTTCTGGATATGACGCTAACAATCCACCAGCACTTACTGTGCAAGGTAATGGTTCTGGTGCGATTGCTTCTTGTATTGTTAGTGGTGGTCAGATCGTAGACGTTTTCTTAAAAGATTCTGCTGATGGAACCTTCAGTGAATCTAATATGGGTTCAGGATATGATTTTGCTGGCATTAAAGTTGCTAGCGGTAGTGCAACTTTGAGAACAATCCTTTCTAAAAACCGCAAAGGTCTTGGAGATGACCCAAGAATTGATTTGCATTGCCGTGGCGCCATGGTTAATTCGAAACTAGAAGGTGACGAGGGTGGTGATTTTCTAGTTGATCAATCATTTAGACAGGTTGGGTTATTTCAAAACATCGCAAAAGATTCTTCGCAATTTGATAGTTTCGTCGGAGATTCTTCATACTCAACCCCAACAGGTTTTGGCTTGAAGTTCTTATTGGTAGATAGCAGCGCAAACTTTATTTCGCCCGAAGGAGAACTTATTGAAGGTCAATCTTCTTTGGCACAAGGATATATTGATTATTGGGATAATGTTAATTTTAAACTATATTATCACCAAAATGAAGCAACTGGATTTGCTCCTTTCACAACAGCAGAAATTGTAGAAGCTTCAAATGGTGCTGGTTCGGGTCAAGTCGATTCTGCTGGTATTGGTGGATATGGTATGTTAACAGACGTAGACAAATTTTCTGGTGATCTTTTGTACATAGATAATAGGGCGTCGATTGAAAGAGACGCAGAACAAACAGAAGATATTAAGATAGTAATCCAACTTTAAGGTATTATAATGGTAACGCAAGTCAATAGTAATACATTTGCTTCAGTCTACAAAGACGATTTTAACGACAGCGCAAACTTCCATAGAATATTGTTTAATAGTGGTCGTTCTCTTCAGGCAAGAGAACTTACCCAAATGCAAACAATTATTCAACGAGAAATTCAGAGATTCGGTAATAATATCTTTAAAGATGGTGCTGCAGTTAATCCTGTTGGCGGCGGTGTTAGTCCTGATAAATTATATGCATTTATTAAATTAGATGCTGTAAGTAACGACTTTGACGGACTCACAACAAAAAATATTGTAGGTAGAACTTTTACAGGAAATGTTTCTTCTGTTGAGGTTAGAGTTATAGAAGCAATACCTGCAAATGCTACTGACCCAGCAACCATTTATGTTTCATATGAATCTACTCCAGATGAAAATTATAACGTTGCTGCTCCAAGTGAAACGCTTATAGATTCTGCGGGAAAGGAATTAGTAGTTGCAACTGCAAATGCAACTGGGTTTGGTGTTCGAGTAATTGTTGCTGGTGGTGATTTTTATGCGTCTGGACATTTTGTCTATGCTCCGTCTCAAAAATTAATTGTTTCTAAATACACCAACAAAAACGTAAATGCAAATATTGGTTACATTGTTCACGAAGAAATTGTCACAGAAATTGATGACGCTTCTCTTTATGATAACCAAGGTGTTAATCCAAACAGAGCAGCACCTGGCGCACACAGATACAAGATTAGACTAGAACTTGCTACAGAGAGTTCTGTTGCATCAGGTCAACAGTTTGTAAAATTCTTTGAACTGGTCAACGGTGAAGCAGCTCGAGTAAAAACTGGTATTGAAGACTACAATAAACCAGATGACGCAGCTGCGCAAAGAACTCGAGAATCGCAGGGTAACTTCCTTGTAAATCCATTTAAAGTTAAAATGCTTCCTGGTGATAGTGCTGGAAACCTATTCCTTGAAGTAGAACCATTTACTGCCTATGTTGATGGATATAGAGTATATGGTGGCACTACAAATTCTTCTAGACCGCCATACAATATTTTAAAACCAACTTCTGTTACTCCAAGTTCAGATTATAATTCTACTCCTTTGACTGCAAGAATTAATTTAAGAAATTATGTCGAACTTGATTCTGCAACAGCATTTGACAATTATGATGGTGATCTCTTAGAGACTGTTAATTTATATAATGACACTAATGCTCAAATTGGTACTGCGAAAGTTATGCAGTACGAAAGTGTTAGTAACAGATACTTTGCATACCTTTATAATATTAACATGAATGACGGAAAGGCATTTAGGAGAGTAGACAAGATTGGATCATCTACTTCTAATTACATAAATGTTCTTAACGATTATGGCGAATCTGCCGACCTACGAGATGCTGGTGGATTCAACTTATTCGTTCCATTACTTAAGCCAAGAATTGCGTCAGTATCAGACGTTACATATGAAGTACAAAGAGAATACAGTGTAACAGACGCAGATGCTGACGGCATTATTACAGTAAGTTCTGCCAATGACGAACCGTTTGAAGATGAAGATAACTGGATTCTGATTAATACGACAGATAATACTGAGGAATCATTTAGTGTTGGTAATGTCAGTATTACTGGTGGTGGCGCTGCTCCTTATCAAGCGTCGATTAGTGGTATTACTGCAAGTAAATCATATAAACTAATTGCATATGTTGATAAAACTGATGCACAATTCATCGAAAAAACATTAACTAGTTCCACAATTGCTGCTGGAACTCTTGTAGATTCTAATGGTCTGAAGTATGTTGACTTGTCTGACATTGACATTTATGCACTAGATTCTGTTAAAGATTCTGCTTCTGGTTCACTAAACCTAAAATCTAATTTCCAACTTGATAACGGACAAAGAGACAATGGGTTTATTCCTGGAAGAATTATATTAAAATCGTCATCGCTGCCTGTCAACTCCGTTTATGTAAAATATAGACATTTCACTCACGGAGCTGGTGATTTTTATTCTATCTCTTCTTATGAGAATTCTTCATTCTTACAAGGCGATTATAGCTATTCAGATATTCCTGTGTATACTACAACTACAGGTAAAAGTGTCAGATTGGCAGATGTTTTAGATTTTAGATCAACATACGACCGATGGGGCAACGTAACAAGAGAGATTGAAGTCCCAAGAAATCGGGCAAATCTTTCTTATAATATGTCCTCTTATAACGGAAGAATTGATGTTCTTTTGGCAAATAAAGACAAGACAGTTTATGTGAAGCGAGGTGTTGAGTCTTTAACTCCATCAGTTCCTACACATGATCCTATCAAAGAACTACCATTGTTTTATTTTAACCTTGGACCAAATACATTAAATCCAAAGGACGTTAGAACAAAACAGATTCCTCATAAACGCTTCACCATGAAGGGTATTACTGCCCTCGAGAATAGATTGTCAAAATTGGAAGAAACTGTTTCTTTGAGTCTGCTTGAAACCAAAACAAAAGACTTAGTAGTTACTGATGTTGACGGTATTGTTAGAGCTAAATCAGGATTTTTTGTAGACAATTTCCAATATTGGGGACAGGGTGTTGCTTCCGAGGTTGGACCTACCTTTAACGGTAGTAACATGTCTCAGTCTATTGATCGTATCAGAAGCGTAATTTATCCAAAGAGAAAACTTTCTACTATTCAATTACAGTACGATTCTGACAGATCAACAAATACCATGCTCAGAAATGATACTGTTTATTTGAAACACAAAGAAGGCATTCCAAAATATACGCAAACAGATATTACTAGTCCAAAAAATATCAACCCATTCTTGGTTAAATTAATCAATGGTAATATGGTAATGTCTCCTGTTTCTGACACTTGGACAGATACCAAAAACTTACCAGATAATATTTTGCCTGATCAAACGGTGCTTTCTGTTGTCGATGTAAATGGTGATGCTATTAGTGGTAGTGGATATAATGCAGATGATTTTGCAGGTGCTACTCAACCTGGCGTAGTTAATGATACTATTACTGAAACCTCGGGTGGAACTGGGAGTTTCTCCGACACTGAAACTGTTGGTCGTGCATGGAACAGAGCAGATCTTACTGTTACTATGAACACCAGTACCACAGATTTCACTAAAGTCACAGATAGAATCACTGATATTAGTTCCAATCAAGTTAGTGAAGGTGTCACTACAATTCAATATACCTTGCCATTCGCAAGACAGAAAAAGATTTATTTTAAGTGTACGGCATTGAGACCTAGCACAAGACACTATCCATATTTTAATGGCGTTCCAGTGGCACAATGGTGTCGTGAGGAAGCAAGTTATTTGACAGATACCCAAAGACCTGAATCTGACGATCTGTATGATGAAGTTTCACCAACTATGTCGGAACATCCAGACGGTCAAACCACGTTGGTAAGTGACACATTTGGCACTATTACTGGTTCTTTCTTTTTACCTAATACTGGTAAAACTCCAAAAACTGGTGCAGTCAATAGCACACAAGGTCCAGAAAATGCCACCACCACTTATTTGTCTGATGAAGACGACGAAGGGTTTACTTATGAAGAGAGACTTGCAGCTGCTGTTGCAGCAGTTCAAAGTGGCGGTAGCGGAATTAATGCAGTAAAGTCTGCTGCAGTATATAATGCTGTAGGTTGGAGATTTAGGGCAGGTTCTTCATATCAATTAGAGATACTAGATACCCCAACTTATGATGTTGCTAATGCTCTAAGTAAATGCTCGCATTCATACACTCCAGGTGTAGGTACTTTAACAACATCTCAAGACAATCTACGAACAACTAAAACAGTTGAAATAACTCGAGAAATAACCGAGTGGGATATTGTAGAACCTACAGGAATTGAGCTCTCTAATAATCCTAGACCGCACGATCCTGTCGCTCAGACTTTCTATGTTTATAGTGATGATTTTCCACAAGGAATGTTTGTTAACTCGATCGACACGTTCTTTTATAGTGCACCAAGCGAAACTGATGCACAAAGTCCAGTTGTTATGGAACTTCGCGAGGTTAGAGACGGCGTTCCAGTAACTTATAATATTCCTGGTGCCTTCACACAGAAAACAGCAGCACAAGTTAGATCAGCAATTAATGCTGACCCTGCGACTGGTATAACTCAAATCACTGATGCTGCTGGTGTTCTCGCCGCTCCTGTGAAATTTCAATTTGACGAACCAATTTACTTATCTCCAGATGCTTACTATTCATTTGTTTTGAAGACAAGCACAGATAAGTATCAAGCATGGATTAGTACTGTTGGTGAGTATAGTTATGGTTCAAACACTGATCGTGTTTCAGGTAACAACATTGATGGATCTTTGTTTGAATCGCAAAACGCCTCGACTTGGTCGCCTTTGCAAAACTCTGATTTAGCTTATCGAATTAATCATTTAAGATTTGTAACAGACGGTACTGCTAGATTCCGAAATAAAAAATTGCCAAGATACACTTTTGGTTTTGATAATGCATTAAGCATTGATTCTGGAAGTAATAGATTGGTGGTTAACCATCCTGCTCATGGATTTTTCCCAGGAGATTATCCACAAATCCTAGGATTAGATTCAAATGCAAAGTATGCTGGAATCTTGGGCAGTACAATTATGGATAGTGCTCTAGCAGTTGATTCTGCTGATGCTATGGGTTATACACTTGTTCTAGATTCTGCTGCAACTGACAGTGCCGAATTTGGACCATCGACCCTAAGTTCTCTTAGAAATGTAATGTATGAGCAGTACATGATTGATATGGTCAATCAATTGGAACCACCGAAAACATCATTCACTCCTTCTGTTAAATTAATTAGTGGGCAATCTTACGCATCAAGTGTAGATACTAGATTTACCGCTGAACCTAATTTTTCGCAAACCGAAGTGAATAAGGGAATATTGCTCCAAGAACCTAAAATGATTGTAAACGATTCCGCTTCTTTGGCATTCCCATGGAGCAGAACCTCTACGCCTGGTGGTGAGTCTTTCTTGATGAATGTGTTTATGAATGCGAAACAATCTACTGATCAGCAACCTTCTGAAAATGATGGGACGTATACAAAAACAATTTCTCCTGCGATTGATGTCTCAAACGTAAATGTCAAATTGACAGGAAACATGATTGATAACCAAGAAGCAACTGCTCAACCGTCACTGTTAATTAACACTGCGGTAGATTATGTGGCAGAAACCAATCCACTAAGTGGATCGACTCCAAGCAAACATATCACCAAACCTGTTATAATTAGTGAACCTGCAATTGCTCTTAAAATTCTGTTTGATGCCTATCGTCCGCCAGAAGCAGACTTTGATGTCTATTACAGAATTTGTCAAGCAGATGAAAATATCTACGATTTTTCTTGGGTCTCTGTAGAACCTATAGAAAAAGGATATCCCGCACCTCATCAAATTATTGCTACCTATAATGAATTGAGTTTTAAACCATACGAATATTTTGCGGGAGATGAAACTGGCGTTACACCAGAAGAAGACATTACATCATTCACTCAATTCCAAGTGAAGATTGTAATGAAATCCAAGAATACTGCGCAGTTCCCATCAATTAGTAATGTTAGAATTATAAGTCTGGCAACGTAATGTATAAACGAGTGGAAAATTCTTCTGACTTAATTCGCGATGAAAGAACTGGCGCTGTAATTGATATTAATGTAAAAAAATTGAGGGAAGCAAAGAAAGCAAAAAGGAACAGACTTCAAAGAATTGAAGAACAAAATCAAATGAAGTCTGAAATTCAGGAACTTAAAGATAGTATGGTAGAAATTAAATCTGTTTTAAACAAGATAGTAGAGAAACTTTAAAATGGCAATCACAAATATTAATTTATCAGATACCTTTAGAGTATTTGTACAAAAGGTAAACACAATATCAACCAATTTGGGTGATATCGATACTATCTACTCAGATTCTGATGTTGTTCGTACAATTAATCTTTTGAAAGGTTTAATTGACGACCTTGATTCTGACATTGGATTGCCATTAAGCAATCTGACGACAACAGATAAAACTACTCTAATCAATGCAATCAACGAACTTGATTCCGATTTAGGTGTCATTTCTTCCCTCACGACAACAGACAAATCAAATATTGTTGCTGCTATCAACGAACTAGACAGTGATGTGGGGTCAATTGCATCCCTAAATACTAGTGAAAAAAGTTCGGTAGTAAATGCAATGAATGAGTTGGATAGACGCATCATCGATGTGTACGATTCTGATGGTACATTGCTTAATCCATGAGGGTAGCAAATGTCATCCGACATTCCATTAAAACTAAAAAATAGTGATGGCGATCTCCAAAAGTTTACTTCTTCCGAAGAGAACTATCTTGCATATCAATTAGGTCTTAGACTTTCTAATATAGGTTCAACTGGCGCTGGCACGTTAACACGATTTGAAGACCTGCCTTCTCCACCCATCGGACCAGATTCTGCTGGCGCAGCGCCAATGACAGAAATTGGTTCATTCACAAATACATTTTATGAAGAAGTAATAGAACCTATTGGTGGCGGAACCACGCTTGGTTTGGGCTCTGTTGAAACCAAACTATATCAATATTACGGAACTCAAGACCCAGAAGAAGTTAATAAAAATAGAGGTTCATCATACTATCAACGTCCAGTGAGATGGGATAGTGATGGATCAATCATTGAAATGACTTCTGGTGAATTCACAACTTTAACGACACGTTTGTTATCAACTGCGATGACAAACGAATATCCTGGAACATATAGAATTGCATCTTCTGCACCATCAGCAGATCATACTGTCAATATTTCTAGTTTGTTTACAGACACTAGAAATGATGGGACTACAATTAATTACAACTTGTATCGAAAAACTTCTGGAACTGCTCCGACAAAAACTAATTCTATTTCGGTTAATTATGATGGTGAAACATATAATGGATTAAAGGTAATGACCGAAACCCAAATGCAATATTCATTTGGGTCAACGGCGCAAAAGATTCAACAAACAGCAGGTAATATTGGAACATATCAATTTAGGACTAGTGCGCAAGGCGTTCCGACTGATCCTGGAACTTGGTCTGCAAGAGGCACTGTCACCGATACTCGTAACGTTGATGAACAATCAAGTTTTGTTACTCAGTATCTTACTGACTATGTTGCACAATATAGTAAAGATTATGTTGGAAGTTTTGACAGGTCTTATACAGGACAATATGGGAGAGACATAGCAAAATCATACACAGAAGAATATGTGTTACCAACATCTACTCCAGGACTTGACCCTACCACATTTTTTACGTCAGATCCAACTGCATTCGAACCTGCGCAACCAACTGTTTTTGCTACTTCAGATCCTTGTACATTTAATACAACTGATCCATGTTCGTTTACGGATGCGCAACCTACCACATTTTTTACGTCAGATCCCACAGTTTTTTATACTACTGGGCCAACTACCTTTTTTGATCCGACTATTTTTTATACAACGGCAGCAACTTCTTATGCTAGTGCACAACCGACTACCTTTGATACAACAGTGCCAACTACACTCACCACAGCATTTCCAGGAGCACAACCAACTTCGATTCCTGGGACTGACCCATGTTCGTTTACTACGTTCGGTCCAAAGATAGGAACTAGAATATTTTTTGAAGCACAACCAACAACTTTTTATACTTCAGATCCATGCTCTATTCCTGCTAATGATCCAACTACTGCGCCAACTTCATTTACTACTGACGATCCAACAGTTTTTTACACATCAGACCCAACGGTGTTTTATAGTACAACAGCGGTGTACACGGATGCACCGACTCAGTTTGGCGGTTCAGACCCGACAGCTTTTTACACAACTGATCCATGTACATTCACACCTGCTCAACCCACTTCAATTACTGAAGTGCAACCAAGTTCTATTCCAGGAACTGATCCATGTCTGTTTACGCCTGATCAACCAACTTCTTTTACTGAAGTACAACCGACAGTTTTTTCAACCACTGCTCCCACACTAGTTTCATACACTGGTAATTACATCAGAGATATCGATGAGACTTATGTCAGACAATACAGTGGAAACTACATAAAACAATACTCGAAAGTTTATACAAAAGCATATGCAAAAGATTATATTGGTACTGCGGTTAATTCTTTTGTTTCTCAAATCGAGACATATACTTTATATGTGAGGACTGCTTAATGTGTTAAGTATACCATTAAAGTTAAAAAATGTCGACGGTGACTTGCAACAGGTAACAACTGGTGAGGAAAATTATCTTGCATATCAGGCATCATTAGAACTTGCTGCTACAACAGGTGATTCTGCTGGTGACTTGACCACTTCAGCAACTTCTAGTTTCTCAGTTGGTACATTTACAGATACCTTTTTCAATGAAGCAATTGGTGCTCACCCTGCATCAGCACTTTCTACTGGTACAACTAGTACAACACTGTATCAAAAAATAGGTACGCCGACAGCAGATGCAACGCTAGAAAGAAAACCTTTGGGAATAGATTCTTCTGGTGACTTTTATGAAATGACAGATTCTGTTTTTAATACTCTTGCAGATAGATTAAATTCTGTCATTCACACGAACGATTATCCAGGAACTTTTTATCTGAGTAATTCATCTCCTGGCGGCACTTATAGTTCTTTTATTTCTTCTATCTACACTGATACCAGAACAGACGGAACATCAATTGCGTATAACATTTATAGAAATGATTCTATCGTATCTCCTCCATCTGGTAGTGATTATGTCGGTATAAAAAGATCTGGTGGAAATACAGGAACTTATGAAGGTCTACAAGAACTTACATTGAATCAAGTGAAGCACACACTTGGAAATAAGTGCAAGCAGAGAAGAGGTATTAGTGGCAACATTGGATCATATCAATTAAGAACTAGCGCAGAAGGTGTTCCTGTTGCGACAGGAACTTGGGTTGCAAAAGGAACTGCAACTGACACCAAGCAATCAACAGAAGAAAGTTCTTTTGCAGCAGATTATGCTGGAAGTTACAC